TTAGGACTGAAACGACAAAAAATAGGGGGGATCAATATCTATGGGGAAGATACATGGAATACCAATTACCCTTATTGATAAGCAAGTTATGTCAGTTGACCCATTTGGAGCACCAGTTGTAAAAGATGTTGAGATACTAGTTGATAATGTTTTAGTCGCTCCAGCCTTATCTGATGACGTCATTAATCAGCTGAATTTAACAGGAAAAAAAGCTGTGTACACTTTAGGAATTCCAAAAGGTGATACCCATGATTGGGAAGACAAGGAAGTTGAATTCTTTGGTCAACGGTGGCGTACATTTGGTTTTGTGACAGAAGGCATTGATGATTTAATTCCATTGTCTTGGAACAAGAAAGTGATGGTGGAGCGCTATGGCTAAGTCTGGATTTAAACTGAATTATGCTGGCGTTGGTCAGCTTTTGAAGTCTGCTGAGATGCAAAAAGTTTTGGAAGAAAAAGCTACCGCAATCAAAAATCGTTGTGGAGATGGCTATGGTCAAGACACTTATGTCGGTAAAACTCGTGCTAATGCTATGGTTTACGCTGAAACTTTTGAAGCAAAAAGAGACAACATGAAAAACAATACCATTTTGAAGGCGGTGCGGTAGATGATTGAACTGGTAATTAAAAATTACTTAGACGGTCACTTATCTGTGCCGTCTTTTTTAGAACGACCACAAAAATCTCCAGAAAGTTTTGTGCTTTTTGAAAAAACCAGCAGCGCTAAAAATAATTATTTACCATCTTCCACTTTTGCCTTTCAAAGCTATGCTCCTTCAATGTATGAAGCAGCTGTTTTAAATGAAGCAGTGAAAGAAACGGTTGAAGGAATGATTGAGCTAGATGAAATCAGTAAAATTAAGCTCAACAGCGATTATAACTACACAGATACAACAACTAAGGAATATCGCTATCAAGCGGTATTTGATATGAATCATTATTAAGGAGGAACATAAATGTCAGATGTAAAAAATGTAACCACAGCAAAACCTAAAGTTGGTGGAGCTGTCTATTCTGCACCATTAGATACAACATTACCAACAGATTCGATTACTGCGTTAGATGCAGCATTTAAGCCATTAGGTTATATTTCAGAGGATGGCATAACTAATGCAAACTCGCCAGAAACAGATAATATCAAGGCCTGGGGTGGCGATATCGTTGCTGTTGTTCAAACAGAAAAAGCCGATACTTTCACTTATACTTTAATTGAGCCGTTAAATGTGGAAGTTTTAAAAGAAGTATATGGTTCTGCGAATGTTTCAGGTACTTTAGATACTGGTATTGCTATTAAAGCTAATGCAACTCCAGCAGAAGCACATGTTTTAGTAGCTGAAATGGTATTAAATGGTGGAGTGTTAAAACGTATTGTCATTCCTAATGGAAAAATTTCTGAAGTTGGAGAAATCGTCTATAAAGATGATGAAGTGAGTGGTTACGAAACAACTATTGCTGCTTTACCTGATGAAGATGCAAATACTCACTACGAATATATTAAAAAACCAGGAGCTAAAGCCTAATGTCCAAAAAAATAAAAGGAAAAACACAATCTGGCTTTGCCTATGAAATTGAAGAAGCTCGATTAAATAATTACGAACTTTTAGAAACCATTGGGGAATTAGAAGATAATCCAATGGTCATTTCTAAAATGGTAATTATGCTCCTTGGAAAAGAGCAAACAAATAAATTAAAAGATCACCTCCGGGATGAAGAAGGTCTTGTCCCAGTTGATAAAATGACTGAAGAAATTACCGAAATTTTCCAATCTCAAGCGGTAAAAAAATAACGCTCCTTGCCAGAATGATAAAAACTGACGAGGATGCATTAATTTGTGACCTTGCAGAAACGTATCATATTTTCGATTATCGACAGCTACCAGTAAATATGGTGGCTGTTTTTTCTTATGGGCTGAAAAATGATTCCAGAATAAAAATGATTATGAATGATCAAAATATTTCCTTGGAAAATCTGCTTTTAGCTGGTATCAGTGACAAAGTAGGCCTTTTATTGTGGATGAATTCTAAAGATGGTCAAAAGAATAAAAATCGTCCAGCGCCTCTGTTAGAACTTTTAACTGGTGGTGCGAAAAAATCAGATGATACAGTTGTATTTAATTCTGGTGAGGAATTTGAACGTAAACGTCAAGAATTGATTGGAGGTGGTTAAATGGCAACTGAATTAGGTCAAGCGTATATACAAATTATGCCTTCAGCTAAAGGAATTAGTGGAGCTATTTCTAAACAAATCGATCCTGAAGCGACTTCTGCTGGTACTTCCGCAGGTAGTAAATTAGGTTCTGCTTTAAAAGTAGGCCTTTTAGCAGCAGCGGCTACTGCAGGAGTTGCCATGGGAAAGATTATTTCTTCTTCTATTTCCGAAGGTGCTGACCTGCAACAATCGCTCGGAGGGATTGAAACTTTATTTAAAGGGTCAGCGGATAAAGTTAAAAAATATGCCGATGAAGCCTATAAAACATCTGGATTATCCGCAAACGACTACATGGAAAACGTCACAAGCTTTAGTGCTAGTTTGCTGCAATCTATGGGTGGAGATACTGAAGCAGCGGCTGATAAAGCCAATATGGCTATGGTAGACATGTCCGATAATGCCAATAAAATGGGTACAAATATTCAAGATATTCAGAACGCCTATCAAGGATTTAGTAAATCTAACTACACCATGCTCGATAACCTTAACACAATGGGGGCACTCGCCGCATAAATAAAGGGCGATGTGCGAACCCTCTCTGATTGACTTGGAACTCCTGAAGAGGACAACAGGGCGGAAGTTTAAATACACCGTGAACGACTGAGCGAGAGGGCTTCTATAAATAGTAAACAGTAAAACCTTTCATTTTGCCATATTTGTATGGCATACCAATTTTTACCCGAGTTCGGTTAGTTTCATAGCCGAAATGATATAACAAATCTGTTTTAGTGCGAAATTCTAAACGAGTATCGCCTTTAACGGCAACAACACCAACTCCAACACCTTCAATAGAATGTTCGGTTAGTTTATTAAAACCGTAGTATTTTAGGTTTTGATAGTTTGTAACCCAACGCAGATTACTTACACGGTTATTAGTTTTGTCGCCGTCTATATGGTCAACTTGGGGTAAGTTATTAGGGTTAGGAATGAAAGTTTCAGCAACCAATCTATGAATGTATTTATTCTTTTTACCATATTCGTTTCTTAATTGGTAACAAAGATAGCCTTTACCGGCAGCACGTGGCTTAAGCGATTTAGCAATATAAGTGCTTTTACACTCACCGTTTTCATCAATGAAATAATTAGGATAATCTTTAATTTGTATGAACATCTGCAAAACTCCTTTTTATTTTATTATATCATAAACGCTTATTGTTTGCAAACTATTATTAGAAGAAGCGACAGTCTGGACTATGCTTATAACTTGATTTAATTAGAAGGCATAGATTAACAAAAAGCAAATTAGGGTATGGTGGCACGAAAGAGGAGATGAGCCGTCTTTTAACTGACGCTCAAAAGTTAACTGGTGTAAAATACGACATTAATAATTTGAGTGATGTGTATAGCGCCATTCATGCAGTACAAGAAAATTTGGATATCACAGGTACTACTGCTAAAGAATCTGCTGAAACATTTAGCGGATCTATGGCGTCTATGAAAGCTGCCGCTTCAAATGTTTTAGGGAAAATGTCCCTAGGAATGGATATTACTAACGATTTAAACGCCTTGGCACAAACTGTTTCTACTTTTCTGTTTAATAATTTTATTCCAATGGTAACTAATATTTTATCAGCGTTGCCTGGAGCAATCGTCACGTTTATTCAAACTGCAGCGCCACAATTTTTATCCGCAGGGCAATCTATGCTAACGCAATTGGCAACAGGTATCACTACTGGAATACCAACATTTTTAACGTCTTTTCAAGGCATTTTAACTGGTATTATGACGTGGATTACAACAAATTTGCCCACTTTTTTAGCAACTGGTGTACAAATTTTAACTAGTATTGGCACTGGTATTTTACAGGCTATTCCAACGTTAATTACAACAGCGGCTAATATTGTGACAGGTTTTATCTCGTTTTTGATGACGAATTTACCACTCATTCTAGAATCTGGGAAAAATTTGCTTTTAAATTTGGTTGACGGTATTATCTCTAATTTGCCAGCTATTGGTCAAAGTGCTATTCAAGCGGTGAGCAAATTTATTGATGTAGTTGTTCAAAACTATCCGCAATATTTGGCAAAAGGTCAAGAAATTGTCTTGTCTTTAGTAAAAGGTATTTTAGAACGATTACCAAGTTTAATTACAACAGCTTTTACTTTAATGAAACAATTTCTAGCGATGATTATTTCTAAAATTCCCGATATTATTTCTGGAGGGGTAAAAATCCTTTTAGGTTTAGTCAGCGGAATTATTAAAAGTATTCCTGATTTGTTATCAGCCACTGATAAAATTGGTACAACGCTTATTAATGAAGTTCGAAATATTGATTTATTAGGTGCTGGTCGTGCGATTATGGATGGTTTCTTGAGTGGATTAAAGCAAGCCTGGGGAAGCGTAAAAGATTTTGTTGGAGGCATTGGTTCTTGGATCAAGGAACATAAAGGGCCACTTTCTTATGATAAAAAGCTCTTAATCCCTGCTGGTCTTGCTATCATGGGCGGATTAAACGATAGCTTGCAAGATGGCTTTCAAAAAGTTAAGCAAACTATTTCTGGGGTGGCTGGAGAAGTCCAAGGAATGATTATGGATGGAGTGGACACTAGCAAACTGTTAGATGATGGATGGAATCCACAGTTGAGTTACGCTGTATTGTCTTCTGATTCGGTTAAGACAACTCAACCTAAAAATAAAACGAGTGCAGCCAGCAAAACTGATCCGCCGATAATTGTTGAAGTGTACACAACCGTTGAACTTGATAAGAAAGTAGTTTCTAAAGAAATTGCAGAACCGGTAAAAATTGAGATTGATGGAATTGAGCGGAGAGCTACAATCATCAAAAAGGGGAGGGCAAAATAGTGACAAAGCAGGTTACAGTAACATTTGATGAATACGTCATCACAGAAATTTTGACCGTTAACTCCCTGAACCGAGGAATTGGGCCAACACAATCTTTTCGTACGCAAAACAGAAATGATAAGAAAGGTGTGCGCTTCCTTGGCACGTCTTCTACGGTTTTAACTCATGAAATGGATTTTACCCTGATGGAGGGTGTAATAGAGAAACGACGAGAGATATCAAGAATTTTAAATGTAAGTGAACCTAAGAAGCTGATTTACTCAGATGAACCTGACAAGTTTTATTGGGCACTGCCTAGTGGGGACACTGATTTTGAAGATAAAAGACTCTATGGGGATGGGTCAATTACATGGCAGATTTTTGACGGCCTTGCCTACTCCACGGAAGAGTATAGCTTTACCAACGACGGCGCAGACCCTCGTGCTATTACGATTAACAACCCTGGCACCGAGCCAATGCTCTTGGAGTTGGAAGCGGAGTTTACCAGCGACTGTGGTTTTCTTGGTTTACAAAATGATGATCTATCCACCAGTGCTCTTTTTGGCACGATTGAGGAGGTTGACGGTTATCATTACGAAGCTTCCGAAACGCTCTTTGATGACCATTTTACGGTAGACCGTGGCTGGCTTTTGAATCAAGGAATCACGCCAGGCGTAACGGCTGAGCGCTTGCAAAACGGAACTGCCAGCTACCAAGTAGACGAATGGCAAGGACCGCCAGCGGGTTATCCAGGGATTGTTGATCCTAACGAAGGATATGCGAAAGTAACCGACTACGGAACCGGAAATTCGTGGCACGGGGTGGCGATTACTAAAATCGTTCCGCCGGATAAAAATGGCGCTTACCCTGTTAATTGGCGTTCCAGTTATCGGATTGATTTTAACAACGACGGCGCCGATAACAAAAATGTTCGCGTCGGGCACAACTCCGTAACATACTCCAATCAAAACGATGAGCTGATAGTGGCTGTTGTTGTTGAGGATAACAATTCGGTTTCCGAACGTTCCGATGTGGCAATTTACATTGACGGCAATCGTGTATGGGATAACCGCGAGACGTCCAAATACTATGTAAGCGGGCGTACTGCATGGGTGGCTGTGGAGAAAATTGGCAATGAAATTACTGTTAATGTCAGCTATGCGGGTGTTCAAAAGTCATTTATTAGCAAGAATCCAGACACGGAACTGCGGAAGATTACATGGTATGGCGCTGCATATAAAGAATATTTGCCAATCGCTAATAACTTTTTCCGAGCGATTAATGTCAAGAAACATAACGTTCTTAACTGGCAAGATATCCCGAATAAATTTGGAAGTAAGGACATTTTGCTATACGGCAAAAACGTAGACAACATCTATTGCACGTTAAATAATAACCAAGGCTTGCAATACCGCGACCCGGGCTCAACGTTAATCTATGCGCCACCGGGATTAAGCACGATGTTTGTTAGCTACTCTGATTTCGCCACGGCGCCAATTGTCAAATTAAAAGGGAGGGCGATGTACGTATGATTTTTACTTTAACCGACCGGATGTACAATGTTTTGGACGCATACGAGACGGATGATTATTTAATCGGTCAATATATCGGCTCCATTTTAGAGACGTTGGATATTAATGTTTTGACCAAGAGTATCCACGCTGACTTGTGGACCCGTGGTAACTACATTATGTGCCAAGACAAATTCGGCCGGAAACACTGGTTTACAATCTATGACGACGAAGACGGCTTGAACGATGATGTTAAGTCGTTTTCTTGTTATTCCGGCACGATTGACATCGTATCGGAAGAGTATCCGCCAATTTCTGCCACTCAAGCGCAATCTTTTGAGTGGTATTTTAATCAGATTTTTAGTGATACCGGGATTACGCTCGGGATTAATGAGATTTCTGGATTGTCCAGAACCGTCGTGTTGGAATCGGAAAATGCCACCAATGCAGAGATGCTCCAGTATGTGTTAAACAAATTTGATAATGCCGAAGCTCAACTGGATGTTAAGTTTGACGGCAGTACACCAACAGAATTAGTCCTAAACGTCTACAAGCGACTAGGCGAAGAACAGCCACAAGCGCTGTTATCAGACGAAGACGACAGCTTAACTGATTTAACACGCAAGGGGTCTCTGAGTGAGCTTGGCACTTGCTTGGACTTACAAGGCGCCGAAGTTGATGAAAAGACCATTACATTAGCTGGAAAATATTACGAGGAAAAAGACGCGAACGGCAACATCTTGTATTACTCCCCAAAAAATCTAACTCGCATTTTTAGCGTTAAGGCTCACGAAGATTACTATGTAAAATTACCTAACAAGGCTCATGGTGAGTTTGACGGCTATATCAACCGGCGGTACAAGTCGGAGGCTAAAACGCAAGATGCGCTTTGGTCAGAGGGCTTGGCACAGCTCAAAAAAATTGACCATGCTGTTGTGGATTATGATGCCAAAGGGGATATTAACTGTGGTATTGGTGACAATGTGCAAGTCATCAGCCACACGATGCGACCGCCAGTTATGGTCAGCGCCAGAACGATCGAGTACAAATTTAATGATGACGACCGCAGCCGGAATGAGTACAAGTTTAGCAATTACGTGGACTCGGAAAGCAACATGGATGATTTAACGTCGATCATTAACAAGATTAAAGATCAGATTGTTTATGTGGTTGACCAGTCTGTGATGTACTGCTTGGCAGACCAAGGAAATACAGCGCCCGTAACAGGGTGGACGAATGTCAATCCGGGGGCCGTAAAAGGCAAGTGGTTGTGGACGAGGACTAAGATTGACTACTCCAACGGTACGTCTAGCGTGTCGGAAGTGCCGACTTATTCGGCGATTAATGGGGAACCAGGAAAACCCGGCACCAGTCCCATAATCACGCCAAATGATGATGGCACGATTACAATTTTGGATGTGGAAGGAGAGAAGGTCACACCTGATTTGACGGGGCCACCAACCGGGGTTATCTCGCAAAGTACAGTGCCGTCTGCACCATATATTGGCATGCTCTGGCAAAACACTGGCACGCCTGCCGGCTACATCAAAGGATGTGTCTATCGATGGAATGGCTCTAAGTGGGAGTTATGGACATTCTCTGCAGTGAATATCATGGCAGAGACCTTTGTGGGGCTGACCTTCCAAGGGGTGAAATTCATTGGGTCCAATTTCACCAGCAACTTTGATCGTCAAATTGTTTCTGGTAGTCCAAACTGGGTCAAGGGGACCTCTGTGATTGAAAACGGGAGTGTTAAAAATACAACGACTCAATATGTAAAGTCAACTGGTGCTGTTATTAATACTGGGACTAATTCCCTTGACCCAGATGCCTTAAGAACGACGATTAATAATCCTGACGGCAGTAATCAGTCATTCGCTGCATTAACTGGTGGTGGATTGACCTTGTCTTCTAATTTAGGTGGTAGGTTCTATGGTGTTCTAACGGCTGACATGCTGACAAAGACTCCCTGGATCAACTTACCACTGAATGCTGGATTTCAAGCTTCTGAGGGTCGGGTCCCTCAGTATAAAATTCAGTATAACGTTGATGGGACTAGAACGATTCTGTTTCGTGGGCAGGTTACAACGACAAACGCTTCAATTCCAGCAAATTGTTATTTTGAAAAAGATCGGGAATATTTCTGTGCAACGATCCCGTCCGCTGTACGACCGGCACAGACCTGTTTCACATATGCTCCAACTGGGGCGAACATCTATGTTGGTGGTCGTTTGGCTGCAATTGCAGGAAGCGGCTCGATTCAAGTGATGATCCCCCATGCGAACGTAAACTATATCGTTTTAGACAGTTTAAGCTATATGATTGATTAGAAAGGAGAAAATCAGATGATCAACATTATTTCGATTACGCCTGTTTATGACGCAGATGGAACATTAATGTATAACAACGTTTACGTTGAAATTGCATTGACTAGCGGTGAAAAAGGCAATGCCAACTTTACACTGATGCCAGAGGAAATCGATTTGGCGGCAGTAAGTAAGAGTATTAAAGAAAAAATCAAAAATGGATTGTAGATCGTCGTGATGCACGGCGGTCTATTTTGTTGGTTAAATATGCTAATGAAGGAAGTAATTTAGGTGGTAAATGTTGGAGAAATGGCAATGTGGGCTGGCTGGATCGCGACGATCTTGGGTCTGGTGGCCCTCGTCGTCAAACCAATCGTGGGGAGTTTTACGAAGATCTCGGAAAATCTAACCAAAATCAGTCATACATTAGATCTGGTCAACAAAGATCTTGAATCATCTAAGAGCGATCGTCAATCGATTCACGATGAGCTGAGAGCTCATGATGAACGACTCGATCGGCACAGTGAACAGTTGGTGTCACATGACGAACAATTGAAAACTTTATTCAAAGGAGGAAATAGGCATGCAAATGACAAATAAAACCTATGACAAAGTAAAATGGATCGTTTCGGTGGTCCTGCCGGCCTGTGGAGTGCTCGTGGGGACACTTGGTAAGGCATATGCTTGGGACTTTACTGATCTTGCAGTCACGACAATCTCAGCTATCACTGTTTTTTTGGGGTCAGTGTTCATGGTATCAAGTAAAAACTATCAAAAGAATGCGGGTGAATGACGATGGTGAAAATGCCAGAAGTAGAGATCAAACTGCGAACAGACACCCCTCAAGTTGGTGTTGTTCCATATCGGCAAGTACACGCTCACTCTACTGGAAATCCAACATCAACGGTGCAAAACGAGGTTGATAATCAAATCAATAATCGGCCTCAAGGATTTGCCAATGATTGGGTGGGTAATAGTCGCATCGTGCGCACATCGCCGCTGAATAGGGGCGCATATGATGTTGGTGGCGGATGGAATGCAGAAACGTTCGCATCTGTGGAACTGATTGAGAGCCATCGAACTTTTGAAGAGTTTTATGCTGACTATCAGATCTATGTAAATCATTTGCGGAATCTTGCGGACCAGGGTGGTATTCCCAAAACATTGGATAGCCCAGCATTGGAAGGGATCAAAACTCATGAATACTGCACGTACAACCAACCGAACAACGGTAGTGATCACACGGACCCCTATCCATATTTAGCTAAATGGGGCATTAGCCGTGCGCAATTTAAAAATGATGTAGAGCAGGGTTTTACGATTGAAACGAACAAAACTAAAAAGAGAGAAGGAAATGTGATGTTATTATTTAAAGAAGGCGGCAAAGTCTATCTTTTGGTGGGGAATCAGTATACACATGTCAGTAATCCTAAAGAACTAGATGCGATCAAGATGATGATGGACAAAGCGGGTTATGACACTTGGGAACATACAAATGCTGATCAAATCAAATATATTAAAAAAATCGCCGAGCTTGTCAAATAAAAATAGCCCCGGACTTCCGGGGCAGTACATAGATCAATTCAAAAAAATAGCCCTCGGGATTATCCCGGGGGCATCTATTTCTTTTTGTTGCCAAACTCTAAATCGTAAAAAACGAATGCGTATAAAATGATAAATGGCAGCACTCCTTTGATGATAAAGGCTTTGTTGTCATCATAGGTACTGACATAAATCAGCAGTATGATGACCAGCGCCAACAATACAGCCTGTATAAAATTTTTATTCATTGGCTCTCCTTTCCGAGATGTTGTTGCTCCAACAAAACACGGCCCTGGTAGTAAGCATCGCTGGCGGTCAAAAAGCCGCTCTTGTAATACCGCTTGCCACCTACGGTAATCCACGCCCGATAGCGCTCCTGCTTAGTTTTGCGGGTATAATACCGGCTAACTCCACGATAGCCTGTGGAAGAGTCTTTGCGAGGTTCCTTGCCTAAAAATAGGGAGGATGGGTCATATCGTCCCCGCAATGCGTGTTTAGTCAACAGAAAAGACACGCAATGCGTATATTTTTTCCAAAACAAAAACCCCGCCAATCGGCAGGGCTAGTCTTCATTGAAATCTTTTAAAATCTGCTCCAATTTTTCATCCGAGACCGGCACAAAGCTGGTGACTACGATTTCTTCCTCGTCCATATTTAACATCTCACTTTATGCGGATATCGGCTCCGCTCAAATTCCACTACGATCTGCGGTTTGCCAATCATCGCATACTTCCGACAAATAAACTGTTTGCGACTGTTAAACTCACCGGCTACAGCCACGCGACTCCCCTCGGCCACATCAGCCAGAAACGATAGGGAGAGTGTAGGCAATTTTGTTGGCAAGAAAATGATTTAACTCATTTTCATGAACTGCCTACATTTTGTCTACGCTCCAAAAAATATAGTTGAATATTGGTAGATATTGAAAGATAATAAAATAAATAACGATATCCTTACAAATTGATATTTAACTAGATATTTTTGAATACTATGAGATATCATCGAATCTTTATAGGTTTATTTGTCCCACAGGAAGCCTTCATGGCTGTTCTGAAAATGGATGAGGACGAACCTAAGAAGAAATAAGGGTTTGTTTGAAAATGAACCATCAAAATGCTTTGTGTTTTCATAATTTGCCTACGATTTGCCTACGTCAGTTTGATGTCGTAGGCAAATTTTGCTTTTTCCAGCTATCCGAGGACGCCAGAAATAATATCTGTTAGTTCGTTTTTCATCTTTTTCGTAACATGTGTGTACGTATCTAGCGTTGTCGAAATCCGACTGTGGCCTAATCTTTCTTGTACAGCTTTTGGCTTGGCTCCATTTTCTAGTAAGAGGGTGGCGTGGGTATGCCTTAGAGAATGATAATGGAATCTGAAACCAAGCTCTTTGCTGATTTTTGAACAATTCCATTTGATCGAGTTCGGTGTTACTGGTTCGCCGTTGGCTTTTGTACAAACCCAATCGCTATTATAGTAATACTTCCTATGAAGCAGGCGGTTTTCCATCTGTCTTTTTTTGTGTGTTTTTAATTCTTTAAATAGGGTTTCATCTGCCGGAATCGTGCGATAGCTTGCTTGTGTCTTTGGTGTGCCCACAAGGATGCCATTTTTATCTTGCGTCATACTCTTGCTTATTGTTATTGTCCTGTCCTCAAAAGAAACATCTGACCAAGTTAACGCACAAACTTCACCACGTCTTAGGCCGGTATGCATTCCTATGACGAGGGGAATGTGGAAGGGGTCAGCAGGAGGGGTGCGTTTCAGTATTTGGTCATACTGATCAACAGAGATGATTCCCATATCACTGCGGGTAACTTGATGCTGCTGATCGTATACTGGCGGCTCTACATATTGCATCGGATTTTCCCTTATAAGTTTCCATGGATAGACCGCTTTTTTAAAGGCACCACCAAGTACTGTGATGATAATTTCCACACTGTGTTTTGCGAGCTTTTTGTCAGTACCGTTAAAGGTAGGGAGGCTGTCTACAAATTCTTGAAGCATTTCAGGGCCCGCTGATTTTAGCTTGTATTTTCCGATGCCGGGCTTGATGTACTTGTCAATGATGTTCCGGTAATTCTTTTGGGTGTTGTATTTGAGTTTTCTTTCTACATGGTTTGTAAACCAGTAGTCGAAGTAATCAGCAACACTAATATTCGAAAGCTTAATGACATCTCCGTTTTCATATTGTTTCATGGCTTCACGCATTGCTTCGTAAGCTTCCGCTTTTGTATTCCCGCCGACTCTTTCTATACGTTTTCGTTTCCCTTCGACAGAAGCTGCCTCGAAAGAATAGTACCATTTAGAGCCTCTTTTTCTTACGTGTCCTTCCATAATTATCTTTCCTTTCTTCGTTTTGTATCATTCAAGCCTAAAAATATACAAACTGGTGTTCGTTTTGTGAGTAAAAAGAAAAGGCCGAAGCCGTTTCTTGTGATATAATTGGTTGTATATGGAAACAACCAATTGGAGGTGTATTACATGATTTCAATCAATGAGTTCCCTCAATACGAGATTGAGGGCGATACAGTACAAGATTTAATTAATCTCTTAGTAAAACTCGATCCTAACAAAAAACTTTACTTTCTAAAGGTTTCATACGATGGCAATGAAGTGCGCGACGTATACAATTTAACTCCTACAAAAAGCGAAACTATAGACGGTACTGAAGACGGATATACTATTGTTCTCTAAAGTATTCAGAATTTACAATGAGTTCTGTAATGTCTTTTCTCTTGTTCAACCTATTGTTTATAGCTAACAAATCATCAAAGGAAGGCAGATTATCATCCGAAAAATCAGTATTCAAAGATAGACTAGTATATACATCAGATGAGATTACTAGTGCGCTTGGATATTTTTCTTGTAACAGCCTTACTTTACTAGCATTAAAAATCCAGATTGCAGGAAATAAAAGCGCAGGGTCATCTTCCGGCGAACTAGGTATTTCTTTAAAATCCTGATAAATTGTGCGGATATAGTCGTAAATTCGATAGCCCATATCTGCACATTCTTTCTTCGTGATAATTTTCCCTGCGTGGTAGACATTATTTCTAAGTTTCTTATCGTCATCGTCAATATATTTTTTATTTGAATTTTTCTTATCCTTCACATCGAGCTGAAAGAGCATGACAAGCGATTAGATGGCCAAAAAGAAAAAATTATCGAGCATGAGCAACAGCTTAGAACACTATTTAAAGAGAGAGGGTAATAACATGCAACTAAACGACAAAA